ATTCTGATTAATTTTGTTTAAATGGCGAAGAAAGGTTTTTACATACGGCATAATACCAAAGACAATAGCATAATGCTGAATGTCTTTGTGGAGGATTTTAAGGCGTATTTAGACACTTTGCAGACGGATGATGGTTGGGTTAAGCTGAGGATATTTGAGAGGCAAGAAGTGGACTCTAAAGGCTTTACACACGATATGCACGCAATAGTCTTGAATAAACAAGGAGAAAATCATGAGCAACGTTAAAGGATGGGGTGGAAAGAGACCTGGAGCAGGTCGGAAAAAGAGGATGGATGAAGAGGAACAGATGGAGAAATTATCTGTGTTCGAGCCTGATGCCTTCAAGGCTTGGGGTGAGAAAATCAAGGAAAAGGATATGGAAGCCATTAAACTCTTTGTGAAATACTACCTTGGCGAACCAGTAAAGAAAGTAGAGCAGACAATCGAAGGCAATTTATCAGGATTAGTCGTAGAAATAATCAATGGGGCAACCGCTGAAAATACAAACAAGTAGAGTATTTGAAATCCTCAAGGATTCATCTTCCCGTATTAGCGTGATGCAGGGCGGATCACGCAGCGGTAAAACGTACAACATAATCCTATGGTTTGTCATCAAACTCCTCCAAGAACGTGGCAAAACGCTTTCGATTGTAAGGCAGTCACTACCAAGCATCAAGGGTTCGGTGCTGCGTGATTTCATTGAGATTCTGCTCAAGATGGGGATTTACGATGAGAGTAATCACAATAAAACAGAGCAGACTTACAACCTCAATGGGAACCTGGTTGAGTTCGTTTCCGTTGACCAACCGCATAAAATACGGGGAAGGAAGAGAACTTACTTATTCATGAATGAGTGTACTGAAATGTCTTATGAGGCATGGGTGCAGCTTACGATGAGGACTGAGGGTAAAATCGTATTAGACTATAACCCATCGGATGAATATCATTGGGTGTTTGATAAAGTCATTCCAAGGGATGATGCTGATTTCTTTATAACCACATACAAAGACAATCCATTCCTGCCGAAAGAATTGGTAGCTGAAATAGAACGCTTAAAGGATGCTGATGAAAACTATTGGCTCGTTTACGGATTAGGTCAGAAGGGAAATCAGAATGACACAGTTTACACTCATTGGAGGCCAGTAACCAATATGCCTGAAGGTGAGACGGTTTACGGGTTAGACTTTGGATTTAATAACCCATCAGCAATGGTTAAGGTGGTATTTCATGATGGTGGTATATATGCTGAGGAGATGTTGTATGAAACTAAGCTGACAACAAATGACCTTGTAGAGCGGATTAAGAATCTTGGCATTTCAGCCTATGATGAGATATTCTGCGATTCTGCCGAGCCTAAGACCATTGAGGAACTTGTACGGAATGGATTCAATGCAAAGCCTTCAAACAAAGATGTCTTTGTTGGAATTCAAAAGATAAAATCTTTACCTTTCTTTGTGTTGGATACTTCAGCCAACTTAATCAAAGAACTCAAGAACTATAAGTGGAAAACGGACAAAAATGGCAAGAGACTTGATGAACCTGTTAAATTCATGGATCATGCCATTGACGGACTTAGATATAGTGTATACACGAAATTAAACGCACCCCAACTAACTTGGGGTATAATATAACAATATGGGTGTTTTAGATATATTCAAGAAGAAAGGACTTAATCCGAATATCGGAGCTCAAAGAGAAGTTCAAGCCGTGAATGGTGTTGTACTTCAGCCGTACTATCAACAGGCATACGTTGATGATGGTTATCTGGGTAATTCGGATGTTTACGCAATTGTGACATTCCTTGCACGTAAAGCGGGTTCAATACCTTGGTACGTTTACAAGATGAAGCCAGGCGAGAAGGCTAAAACATCATTAGAACGTTATAAGCAACTCTCCAAGGGTCTGCACAACAAAGGTGCTTTTGAACGTGCCTTGATGGAGCGAAAGAACGCCTATGAGGAAAACATGGTAACTGGGACTCCGTTGGCTAAACTACTTGAGCGACCAAATCCATCACAGGCACAAGACCAGTTCTTTCAGAACTTATTTGGATATCGAATACTGAGCGGAGAAGGTAACATCTATGGCAACGATGGTAATATAGAGAATGGGAAATTCCTTGAACTCAACGTTTTGCCGACTCAATTACTTGAGATTTACCCTGATCCTAATGACCTTTACGGGTTGATTGGATACAAACTCATGGTTGCTCAAGGTATCAACATTCCAAAGGCGAATGTATGTCATTGGAAGTCTTGGAATCCAGATTTTAACGATGTGACTCGTTCTCATCTTAGAGGCGTTTCCCCACTTCGTTCAGCGTGGAAACTGTTGAGGATGTCGAATAACGCAGCGGATGCAAGTGCTAAGATGACACAGAATGGAGGAGCGAAGGGTGCATTGGTACCTGAAGTGGTAAATAACAATGTGCCTCAAATGACTCCTGAACAGGCATCAATTATTCAACGTGCTATAAATGAGCGGATAAACGGAACTGACAACAAAGGTTCTGTTGGTGTGATGCAGTACCCGTACAACTACCTAAACTTCGGGTTGTCATCGGTTGACATGGAACTTGTGAAGACTCTCCAAATGACACTGCACCAATGGTGCAGGGTATTCGGTATGCCTATTGTGTTGTTTGATACCGATACATCAAGCTACAACAACTACACGAATGGGATGCGTGACCTGATTACCAACACCATTGCACCACTTTGTGCGGAATTGAGGGATGAGTTAAACTCTTGGCTTGTTCCAAGATTTGGGGATAACGTATATATCGATTACGACATTTCAGCACTACCAGAACTACAAGCAGACATGGAGAAGATGGTGGCTCAGCTCAAACAAGCCGATTGGCTGACCTTTGATGAGAAGCGTACTGCGATGGGATATGAAGAAAAGGGAGGTGCTTATGCCTCATCTTATGTAAGCGGAGGCATGATGCCTTTAGAAATGGCAATGATGGATTTAACGGTACCTGATGACAATAATGGAAATGGTGTATGAGAAATACCCAAAGACACAAGCAGAACGTAACTGCTTGATAGAGAAGAGGATGATGGATGCCTTGAGGGCAGCGTATAAAACAAGATTAGAAAATGAACGCAAAGCAGCGGAAGGAATACTGGATGAAAACGGAGAGGCTACGAGCAGGGCTTGATAAAAAGTACTTTGAGCAGATTCAACAATCTGTTTGGAATACTTTCAAGCGTTTTGCTCGTGATATCGAAGTCATCGGTATTGATGCTGCACGTTCACGATTGGGATTGGATTTGTGGGATAAGGAGATGTTGAAGATATTCGAAGCCATGTACAAAGAATCCGTTTTGCTATTTGGCAATAGTGTTTATCGTGCATTGAGGATTGAATCACAAAAGGCTGAAACATTAGGATTTAATCGTGAGTGGACTGATGCGGTGCTTGAGTTCTTGTTAAAGCAGGGATTTGTCTTGGTGGCTGATATAACATCAACTACAAAGAAGAAACTAAACGATATCGTGACAAAGGGGATTGAAGAAGGCTTAGGCGTGGATGAGATTGTGAAACTCATACTATCCGATGAGAACTTGGCTTATTCAGCAATGAGGGCAAGAAGGATTGTCAGAACAGAGGTGATGAGATCTTCGAATATAGGTGCGATGAAAGGAGCGGAGGCACATGGATTCTATGTAGATAAAGAATGGATATCTGCAAGGGATAAGCGGACACGAAGAATACCAGATGATGAATTCGACCACGTGCAGATGGATGGCAAGGTAGTTCCGTTTGAAGAGCCGTTTACCTCAACGGGAAAGAAAGGTGAGCCTGTTGTGGCTATGCAGCCAGGAGATATAACGGCACCCGCAGGGTTTGTTGTGAATTGTAGATGTACAATAGGTTTCATTCCTAAAAGAGATGCCAATGGTCGTTTATTAAGGAAACCAAGATTAAATGAACCTCAAATAATATCATAATGCCGATTTATAGATGTGATAACGGGAAATATAGAATAGGGGATGGTGAATGTGTATTCACCTCTGAAGCGAATGCAGCAAGGGCATACGCTGAATATCTTGAGCAGGAAGAGAATGAGTACAAAGAAGAAACCTATAACGATTATCCTGAAGCAGCAACGAATAACGCAAAGAGGGCATTAAAGTATAAAGAGGAGAACGGTAGCGATTGCGGTACTCCTGTTGGATGGGCAAGAGCGAATCAGTTAGCAAATAGGGAAAGGATTTCACGTGACACAATCGCAAGGATGGCATCGTTTAAAAGGCATCAGCAAAATAAGGATGTGCCTTATGATGAAGGCTGTGGCGGTCTTATGTGGGATGCATGGGGAGGCGATGCAGGAATAGAATGGGCAATTCGTAAACTTAATCAAATAGACAATAAAAAAAGTATGATATACAATTACAAACATCAATCAATTGACATCAAGGATGTTGATGCAAAACAAGGTATAGTCACAGGCTATTTCTCCGCATTCGGAAATGTGGATTCAGATGGTGACATCATGATGCCAGGTGCGTTCAAACGTTCCATCCAAGATTGGGGGCCAGAGGCGAAAGGCAGAGTAAAGCACTTGATGAATCATGACCCATCGAAGCCATTGGGTAAGATCATTGAACTCAAGGAGGACGGCTACGGATTATACTACCGCTCAAAGATAGGAACGCACAAACTTGGTCAGGACTTTATCAAGATGGTTGAATCAGACCTAATCAAGGAGCATTCAATCGGATTTCGTATTCTACGTGAGCAAAAGAACGCTGATGCTAATGAGATACATGAGGTAATGC